GTTATTTGCAAGTACAATTACATATATGGAGGTGCAAGGTGCATACTTCCCTGTTACAATTAGCAGTACAAATTACGAGTATAAATTAGAAAGTTCTGATAAGCTATTTAACTTTGAAATAGATATTGAAGTTGGTAAATATATAACAAGTCAATTTAGATAATGATTAGTACAGAGATATATATTGAGGATTACAAATTAGACTTATTGCAAGATATAAGTACAGAGTTTAACTATGTTATTGATGACATTAATGACTTTGGCAGTAGAAATACATCGTATTCTAAGACTATTAATATTTCAGGTACTGCAATAAATAATAAGATATTTGGCTTTGTATTTGATTTAGGTAATGCAAACTTTACGGACAATACTTTGCCTAATGTTAATTATAATTTTAATGCATCAAAGTCGGCTCAATGTAGAATCTTTATTGACAAGATACAAATATTTAAAGGCACATTAAGGATATTAGAGATTGTAATAGATGGAAAAACAATAGAGTATCAATGTAGTGTGTTTGGTGAATTAGGTGGATTTATAACTGAATTAGGTAATAAAAGATTATCAGGAAATACTAATACTGATGATAATTTAGATTTTAGTGCATATAACCACGATTATAATGTAGCTAATATTAAGGCTAGTTGGGAGGTATCAGGTGCAAGAGGGAGTAATAATAGTGCAGCATATGGCACAGGTTATTTTTATCCTTTGATAGATTATGGTAGTGTAAGCACAGATAAAATAAACTTTCAAGCAACTGCATATAGACCTGCTTTATTTGTAGCAGAATATTTACAAAAGATATTTGCAGGTACAGATTATACTTATACATTAAACTTGTTAGATGGAGACCAACAATTATTTAACAGGCTTGTTATTCCTCATAATCAGATTAGTCTAACAAAGACCACAAGTACTTTTAATGTAGCTACAAGAACAACTGATTTAGAAATTACAGGTACTAGCACAGTATCATTTGATACTGTTACAGGTTCAGGTTTAGTTATAAGCGGTGGCGGCAGTATATTTACATATTCAGGAGCTGCTTCTATAAACCTAAAGATGCAATATACTTTTGGCGGTGATTCTACAAGTGGAACATTTAACATTTATAAAAATAGCACTATAGTTTATAGTTCTAATTTTGTTGGAACATTCGGGATAGATGAGGGATTTGAATTATTAGTAAATACAGGAGATGCTATTAGATTTAGGTTTACAAATACTGCACCTAATAGAGATGACCCACCTATTAATTTAACTGAAGCACAAGTATCTTTTTTTTCTAATGCATTTGTTCCTGTACCTGTAAATTATAATGATGCATTAATTATTAATGATACAATCCCAAAAGGTATATTTCAAAGAGATTTCTTTTTAAGCATAGTTAAAATGTTTAACCTATATGTTTATGAAGATACTTGGGATGACAAAAAAATAATTATTAAGCCTTACATTAATTTCTATCCTGATTCTAGTGCAAATGCTTTAGATTGGTCTAATAAAATAGATAGGTCTAAACCTTTAAGCATTAAGCCTATGAGTGAATTAAATGCAAGGTATTTTGATTATAAGTTTACACAGGATAATGATTATTATAATGAGAGTTATAAGAAAAAATATAATGAAAGCTATGGTGATAGAATTTTTGATACTGAATATGATTTTAGTAAAGAAACAGATACTCTTGAAGTAATATTTGCACCAAGTGTATTATTTCAAAAAGATGGAACAGATAAGATTTACCCTGCTATATATAAAGTATCTGATAATAACACTAAAGAAAGTTCAATGGATAGCGTTATTAGAATTTTACAAGTTAAAAAGATAACAGGCAGAACAAGTTACAATATATTAAACGGAGTGTCAGTAGTTGATACTATTACTACTTATGGATATGGTGGTCATCTTAACGACCCTTTTACACCAACTAATGATATTAATTTTGGTGTACCATTTGAGACTAAATTTAATACTAGCGGATATCCAACTACAAATCTATTTAATGCATATCATAGTAATTATATAGCTGAAATTACAAGCAAAGATAGTAAGTTACTTACTTGCTCTGCTTTATTAAATACAAATGACATTAATAATTTGGACTTTAGCAAGTACATATGGATTGATGGAGTTCTATTTAGATTAAATAAAGTTGAAAATTTTAATCCAATGGAATACAATACGACCAAAATAAGTTTATTAAAAGTAATTGAAACAACATACTAATGGCAGAAGAAAAATTAAATTTGCAGATAACGATTGATACAGAAGCAGGTTCTAAAAATGTAGACAATCTAAATAATAAGACAAAAGAAAGTGTTAAGTCTGCCAAAGAAGGTCAGGGTGCATTTTCATCTTTAGGTAATACTATTAAATCATTAGGTGTAATTTCTGTAATTGCAGGTGCATTTAATTTCTTTAAAGAAACACTATCTAAAAATCAAAAGGTAGCTGATTCTGTTGCTGCAGTATTTAATACTATTGCAACAATAGCTAATAAGTTAATTGATATATTTATTGATGTTACCGATTCAGTAGGTAAAAATACTAATGGCTTTGATGCGCTAGGTAAAGTAATGACAGGATTGTTAACACTAGCAATTACTCCATTAAAATTAGCATTTGGTGGTATTAAATTATTTATACAACAAGCGCAATTAGCTTGGGAAGGTTCTTTTTTTGGAGGTGGCGATACTGAAAAAATAAAAGAATTAACAAAAGGAATTGAAGAAACTAAAACATTTTTAGGTCAAACTGCAGATAGTGCAGTTAAAGCAGGTGAAAAAATATATAACAATTTTGGAGCAGCAGCAGCATCTGTTGTTGATGTTGTTAGTGGAGTTGTTGAAAAGGCATCTAAGATAAATGTAAAAGCAGTATTTGAGCAATCAAAAGCAACTATTGCACTTCAGAATAATGCAAAGTTAGCTGCAGCAGAATTACAAGGTTTAGTTGAAAAATATGATAGACAAGCTGAACAATTAAGGCAGGTAAGGGATGATGAATTTAAAAGCATTGATGATAGAATAGCTGCAAATGAAAAATTAGGTAGTGTTTTAAATGACCAAGAAAAGGCAATGAAACAACAAGCTGCAGTAAAAGTTGCTGCTGCACAGGCTGAATTAAAACAAAATAGTAAAAACACTGATTTACAAGTTGCTTTAAAAAATGCTATTAATGAACAGGCAGCTATTGAAGCAAGAGTTGCAGGATTAAGGTCAGAGTATCTAGTAAATCAAACAGGATTAGCAAAAGAAAAATTAGCATTAGATGCTTCTATTGCAGCTAGTAATAATAAGATTACATTAGATGAAAGAAAGGCTAATGCAGAACTTATAAAAGATGAAGTATTAAAACTAGAGACAAAGAAACAGATTAGCAAAGAAGAAGCAGACATAGAACTTAAAAGGCTTCAGGATAATATTAATAATTATAAGGTTGGTACACAAGCAAGGACAGATGCTGAAATAGCTTATAATGAAAAAGCTGCTGCACTTAAAATTGAATTAGCTAATCTTGATGATGGAATTCTTACTGCTAGATTAAATAGAGAAGCACAAGCAAGAACTGAACAAGAAGCATTATTAATAGCCGACTATGAATTAAGAAAAGCACTAGGTGAGGTTACATATCAAGACCAATTAAATACATTTGAACAAACTAGAGAACTAGAAAGGCAAAATATTACATCAAGAAAACATTCACAAGCTGAATTAGATGCCTTTGATAAACAAACTGCAACGCAAAAAATTGCACTAGAAAGACAGGTACAAGATGAAAAACTTGCAATATTAAATGCAGGTATTAATGCTGCTATTGAAATTGTAGGTAGGGAATCTGCAGCAGGTAAGGCATTAGCAATAGCACAAGCAGTTATGAATACATATACAGGTGCTACAAGAGCATTAAAGGATGTACCATACCCATTTAACTTTATTGCTGCAGCTACTACTATTGCATCAGGATTTTTAAGTGTTAAAAAGATTATGGCTACCCCATTACCTAATAATGCAGGAGCAGGTATTGGTGCAGGTGTAAGTATGACTGCACCTGTTACCCCACAATTACCACAAGCACAAACAACTAATATTAGTCAACAATCAATTAATGATATTGGTAATCAAGCAGTAAGGGCATATGTAGTAGAAAGCGATGTAACTAGCAATCAACAAAGAATAGCAGCAATAAGACAAAGAGCAAGATTTAGTTAATATTTAATAAAACACTATTTATGAGTATGGAATTACCTTTATATATGTTGGAAATATCGGATGACTTAAACGATGATGCAGAAGTGCAATTTGTTTCGCTAGTCGATAGACCTGCAATACAAAAAAATTGGAATGCATTTAAGAATGAACAAAAGTTTCAGATTGTTAGTGAAGATAAGCGAATTATTAGTGGGTGCGCTATGTTGGCTGATACTCCTATCTTTAGGAGTGATGCTAATTTTGGCGATTATTATGTTGCATTTTCTAAAGATACTATTACAAAGATTGTACAGAAATTCTTTAAGAAAGGTTACCAAAACAATGTAAACTTAATGCACGACCCTAATCAAATTGAGACAGGGGTTACGATGTTTGAAAGTTTTATTAGCGACAAAGCAAGAGGTATTGAGCCAATGAAAGGTTTTGAAGATGCTCCTAATGGTAGTTGGTTTGTATCTATGCTAGTTGAAAATGATGAAGTATGGAACAAGGTTAAAGAAGGTTTAATTAATGGATTCTCTATTGAGGGTATATTTAATTACACTCCTAAACTAACTAATGAGGAAATTAAAATGCAGAAGATAATAAACATATTAGAACAAATCTAGTTCTAAGTGATAAACAATAATATTTATTAACATTTAAAGAAAAAGAAAAATGAATTCAAAAGAAGCATTACAACAAATAAGAGCATTATTTGAAGATATGCCACAAGTTGTTGAGCCTGTTGCTCCTGCAGTAACAAAGGTAGAAATGGCTGAATATTCTTTAGTAGATGGAACTAAGGTTATGATTTCTGCTTTAGAAATTGGTGGTATGGTTACAATGGCTGATGGTAGTCCTGCTCCTGTAGGCGAACATCAATTAATGGATGGTACATCTATTCAAGTTGATGAACTAGGTGTAATCGTAGAAATTTCTTCTCCAAAAGAAGATATTATTGTAGAAGAACCTGTTGCACCTGCTGCTGAAGTAGCACCTGCACAAGATACAAATGCAATGATTCAGGAGTTGAAAGCTGAATACGAAAAGAAAAAAATGGAATTAGATGCGAAGATTGCTGAATTAGAAAGCAAGGTTAAACAAGGGTTTGCACAAGTAGCTGAATTAGTAGAAGCACTTTCAAACACTCCAACTGCCGAGCCTACTCAAAGAGCAGCAAACGCATTTCAATCATATGTAAATACTAATGATAGTAAATACGATAGATTGGAGAAATATAGAAACGCAATTTTAAACAAATAAATTTATAAACAATGGCATTTTCAGTAAGCACATTAGCGAACTATACTAAAGAGAACGAAGCATTATTGGTTACTTCTTCAGTATTAGGCGCAAAAACTGCATCTTTAATTAAGAGTGCAGGTAACGTAATGGTTGGTGTAAAGTCTGCAGAGACAATCAACATTATGGACACAGATGCATTCTTTCAAGCAGGTGGTACTTGCGGTTGGAACGCATCAGGTACAACTTCTTTCACACAAAGAACAGTAACAGTAGGTAAAGTTAAAGTACAAGAGGCTTTATGTCCAAAGACATTAGAAGCTAAATATTTACAAAAGGCTTTGCCAACAGGTTCTATGTATGATTCAATTCCTTTTGAGCAAGAGTACACAGATAAAAAAGCTAAAACTATTGCTTCTCAATTAGAGACTGCAATTTGGCAAGGTGATTCTGCTTCTGCAAATGGTAACTTAAACAAGTTTGATGGTTTAATCAAATTGATTGGTGCTGCTTCAGGAGTTGTTGATGCTAACGTATCAGGATTCGTTTCAGGTGGACCTGTAGCTTCTATTACTGCATCAAACGTGATTGCATTATTAGATGGCGTTTACAAAGCTATCCCTGCTAAAGTAGTAGCTGCAGATGATATGACTATCTTCGTAGGTCAAGATACTTTCAGAACTTACACTATTGCATTAAAGAACGCTAATATGTTCAACTATGCATTCGATGGCAAGGCTGATAGTGAGTTCGTATTGCCAGGTACTTCAATCAAAGTTGTAGCAGTACAAGGTTTAAACGGAACTAATGATATCTTTGCTTTAAGATTAAGCAACTTATTCTTAGGTACAGACTTATTAAACGAAGAAGAGAAGTTTGAAATTTTCTTTGCTAAAGAGGCTGACGAAGTAAGATTTGCTTGTGAATTCAAAATGGGTGTAAACATTGCATTCCCTGATGAAATCGTAAAAGTAATAATCTAATTATAAAGGGGAGTTGAAATATACTCCCCATTTTTTAAAACAATAAAATAATATAATATGCCGTGCGTATTAACACAAGGATATACCTTAGATTGTCGTGATTCACTAGGTGGAATTACGGAAGTTTATTTTATTGCAAGTTCAGATGTAACTTCTACTACCGAAGCAAGTGGTGTAATTACTGCTTTAACAAAGGCAGTAGGTAAAAGATTTTATAAATACGAATTAACAAAAGGAACATCTGTGTTCACAGAGAATGTGGCATCTAATGTTCAAAATGGTACTTTGTTTTTTACTCCTGAATTAACAATAATTTTAAATAAGTTACAAGCAAATACAAGAAACGAAATCTTGTTATTGGCTCAAAATAGACTTGTAGCAGTTGCAAAAGATAACAATGGTAGATTTTGGTATCTAGGTAAAACTAGAGCCTTAGATTTAACTGCAGGTAGTGCTACATCAGGTACTGCTGAAGGCGACAGAAGTGGTTACACTTTAACATTTACAGGTGCTGAACCTAGTTTATGCCCTGATCC